GCTCTACGGTGGACAAACTTTTTGAGAAGTTCGTTCCTATATGGCGGAGCATATTGAGGGGGATCTGTCCCCCTAAATTGGATGTTATTGCAAACCGGGTTCAGACCCAGCTCTGCCTGGTAGAGGAGCGTATAGAACAAGCTCGTGAGAGTCTCTACTTGGGTGATATCCAAAGCCTCGATGACACAAGATATCCTGGCCCGCTGCAGTTGACCGTACCAATTGGTCCTCAGCTTCTTGTCTACCGAGAGCTCAGAATAGATGTCTCTCTGGATCTCGCCTACCGGGATACCCTGAGATATGATCGAGACCACCATGCACGGATACTCGGGCTGGTTGTGGTACTGGCCAGCTCTGGTCTTTGGAAGGGTCACATCCGCAGCAAGCTCGCTCGGGATGCCCTCAAAAATGCTGGTCCACTGGGCTGGGCTGAGCGTCAAACCGTCTCCTCCCGCGAGTTGTATACACCATAACCCATATCAGGAGCCATGATATCAAAGACCTGGGGGAACTTGCGATCCATCTTGGTCAACCGTTCTGGCAGATTGTTCTTCAGGATGATGATGTCGCACCTGTGAGAAATCGGAACTATCCGCCTGATTCCCATGTCAACGTAGAGCCGGTTGCGGACCTTGCTCTCGAAGACTCCATCTATATCGAGAACCGGCAGCTTGTCTGCCGAAAGGATCTGATCTATGGACTGATCTTTGGTGACCGATCCCTCTAGGTGCCGATCGCATCGGAGGATTGTAGTCGCCTGGCCGTCGAGCAACGCATCCACCGGAAGGATCACGGGAATGGGTTTGACAATCTGGATATCGGCCTGGTGATCGGCTTGGGAAGTCGTATCTATGATGGTATCCAGGTTCTGCAGTTTTTCTTTCTGACTGTCCATATCCATATCGGCTTCGAAGCTCAGGTTTTGCCGCCGGTATCCTTCACCGAGAGTCCACCGACCCTCGTTATCACACGCACCGTGAACCCACGTATTGACTGCATAATTGTCATCCAGGAATTCACCGCCGTAAGTCGGTAAACCATCCAGATCGGCAGAATCATAGATCTTGATAGACTCGACATTGATTGAAATAGCATTTGTCATCGAGACGTCTGTGTAGAGACATAGACTGGGCGCATCCTCTCCACCCATAACCGAAAATATCAGGGTGTCTCGCTCGTTCGATCCTGTCACCGGCAGATCATAAGTGCTCACCTGATTATCACTGTTTGATAGCGGCCTCTCTAGGATGTATCTGAACCAGAAATTGCCCCATTCCTCCCCGGATGGAGTGCGACCTGAATAGCTCTTGAATAGTCGTGTATAATAGTGTCCTACATACGAGCCGGTCTTGTAATAAGGGTTTATATCCTTTGTTTTGATCACAAAACATACGTCATCAGAAGTTGGTCCGTCCACACTGGCGACCACTATCTCGCTTACCAGGAAATCGTATCGGCGGTTAAATACAATCTCCGGGGGCGGGAAACACAGATGATAAGTACCAAGATCGTTGTCATAGGCATATGCTTCAGGATCTTCGTCGTTGCACTGGCTCCAGCCGGAGACGGTGCCCCAGTTCAGGCCCGAGTCGTGCGTTGTGCACAAAAACGGACCGCACCCGCACATAGCTGTCTGACAAGCTCCTGCTATACACGGTATACTCTGTCCGACGTAAACATATTCGTAATAGGAATAGTCCTCGGGATCGGAATAGTCCTCGGGATCGGAATAGGTATAATGTACGATAGTCTGCATGTCGCAGACCTGAGTCCAGCTCCTGGCAATGTCGATAGATCGCCATATCAGACGGCCATCTGTACATAGCAGGACGTCGCCTCCACCGATATTGCAGAAAGCGCAGTTCGTGCCCGCCGGAAGGTCTGCTATCTTGGTCCATGTCGCTCCGGCTTTCACGGTCTCGTAGAAGCCTTCGGAGGTGTTCATGATCGCCCAGCCGAAGGCCACCAGCACTATGTCATAGATGACCTCTCCGGAAGCAGCCAGCCAGGCTAGTTCCCAGTCGATCCCGTAATTCTTGCTTCGGTAGACTGCCCAGAGGCCATCAGACCGTTTTGCGATGGCTAGATGGGTCCGGCCATAGATGTGCATCCCTTTCTTGATGAACAAGAGGTTGTCAGGGAATGCTCGAGATCTCCACCACTTTTTGAAATGCTGGGTATCGAATGTGCCCAGCATGTAGGACACATTAGGCAGGGCCACCAGTACTACAGGAGTTCTAGTAGCCATTATGTCAGCTCCATCGCAACTACCAGGGTCTTGTATTTCGGCTTCTCCGAGATGTGGTCAACCTGGAAATAGCCATGCTGGGCTTTCATGCAGAGCACGTCTATAGACTGCGATTTCGTGGTAAGCTTCTCCTGGATGATATCGGATAGCTGGTCTATGACCTGGCTAGCCTCGTTGGCTATATCCAGAAGCAGCTGTTTCCTGTTTTTGCTGATCAGATGCATATCCACCGGTTCAGACTGATAATGCGAAGTCTCTGTGCAAATGTCAGCTTCGTTGATTGCTGATCCAGCATCAAACAGATCTACCGTTGTCATGAACTGCCATTGCCTTCGCCCGAGGACGTTGATGTCTGCAGTCATGTCTGCAATATGATCTCCTGATAGGCATATGTCTGCCCAGGAATCCTTGTACGGGAACCTGGTGGACCAGGTGATACCTGCTGCAACCATGTTGTCGAGGGCTTCTGCCAGTTCAGGATACTTTGATTCAGCAAGTTTCATGGCAGTCGGGCTTTTCCAAGTTACTTCAATCTCACCAGGCCAATAGGTCTTGATATCTGCAGCATCCGCCCTGCCCAGGATGTGATTTATGATAGCTTCGCATTCTGGTTTGGTGCCGCTGGATTTCATGATTGAGAGGCGGGTTGACAGGCGAGACCGGAAGTCACTATCCGACTCATCGTACCTTCTTTTCAGTGCCAGGATCTTAGACCAATACAGATCCATGTCAGATGTGGTGGCATCAGGGAGCATGAGCCGCAATCCCATAGTGGATATGGCATCTACAAGGGCTTCTACCTCCTGACCATACGACCAGACGATAGCATTGATGATAGTCTCTGAGAACTTTGGATTGTTCCGTTCATGGGTCAGGATCGTATCGACAGCCAGCGATCGGAGCATGCTGTAGCCGCTCATTCCTACATAGAAGCTGAGCGATTTGGTCCGATCTATCACCAGATCGGCCTGGTGGACTACCGGGAGGGCGGCAGCCTCGAGGATGATATCGAGCGTGTAGCTGCCATTACCGGGAAGACCCTCGAGATACGACTCGTCGAATATGCCTTCATCGAAGATCATTTCAGGGCCTTCCGATTAATCTTGTAGTCGAGGATGAGGTGCCGTTGCGTGCTCTGGGACTGGATGCAGGTCTTCCAGTCACCTTCATCGATGTCCATGTACTCGACCGAATGGCACCTGTCCGAAATCTCCAGGACGTAGCTCGTGTAATGGCTTTCCTGGTAGAAGTCGCCTATACACTCGATATGCCTGAGGCCTCGGGGCAGGGTAGCTTCGCAGTCAGGACACCGCACCTGGTCGGTTTCATGGTCTATGATGGGCTTATCTTTCAGGGCATCACAAGATCCGCAATACCACTGGTTCTTTGCCAGGCATCGAGGGCACTCTTCCAGGTCCGGGCTGAACTCCATCTGGCATATTCCGCAGATCTGGCGGAGGTCGTACCGGAGTTTGCCCACCCGGTATAGCCTGGCACCCCCGCCAATGGGGATATCAAACACCAGAGGCGGTAAACTGGAAGGTTCTGCCCTGTCGCCCTGCTTACAGACCTTTTCTGCCAGGCCCGGTGATATGGGATAGAAGAGTACCTGGGCTACTGGATCTTTGTCCTCCCCGGACTCGTGGCTCTTTCCCGAGAACGGATCGAACTGAGAAAATGCCGATCCGTCCGGGTGGACTTTGATCCAGTATCTCCTGAAAAGAGGTTGAGCCGTGACTTCCTCCCTGGCCTAAAGACCATGGCTTCCTACTTCACAGAGTGGCCGATTATTTGCCATCTCTCGATAGGCTCTTCCCCTCAGTCCGAGGGTGCGAATGTTCAAGCTGGCATTGATATCTCGGTCCATCTCTAGCCCACAGTTAGGGCAAAGATGAACTCTATCTGCCAGCGTCTTAGGAACTATTATGCCACACTGGGAGCATTTTTGAGAAGTATATCTTGCATCTACCAGTTCTACAATTTTGCCAGCCTTCGCAGCTTTGCTTTGAGTGAACTGGATTAACTTGCCCCATGCGCGGTCTTGGATATGCTTCGCTAGATGATGGTTCTTGAGCATACCTGAAATATTGAGGTTCTCGAATACAATTAGATCCGCGGAATCGACCAGTTTTCTAGATACCTGATGTAGAAATTCGTCTCTGTGGTTCTGTACATCCCGACTGATCTTGGCAACCTTCGCCTTTGCCTTGCGCCGGTTGGCCGATCCTTTCTTCTTCCTAGAAAGGTTCCTTTGGGCTACGGCAAGTTTCTTTTCCGCCTTGATGTAGTACCTTGGATATTCAACCGTCTCACCACTGGAAAGAGCAACCAGGCTCTTCAGGCCAACGTCTACACCAATAGCGGTATTTGGCTCAATCGGAGACGCATCATCAACCTCTGATACCAAGATCGCATACCAGTGACCTAGATTATCTTTCTTGATGGTGCAAGTCTTGATCCTGCCTTTCACTTCTCGATGCTTGAAGATCCTGATAGATCCGATCTTGGAAAGAGTCAGCTTCGAACCGTCGAGTTTATAGCCGGTTTTAGAGTCAGGATATGTAAAAGACTTGTACCAGCCTTTTCCTTTGAATCTGGGGTATCCTGGTTCTTCTCCGGCCTTGACCCGCCGGAAGAATGCTTTGAAAGACTTATCCAGCCTGCGAAGGACATCCTGAAGACAGTGGGCATATATCCCGAGGAAATTGCCGTTCTTTCGCTCGACAGTGAGCATAGCAGCCTGATCTTCGTATGATCTGCTAATACCTTCGGTCTCATAGGCTTTCTTTCTGTCTGCTAATGCCGTATTATACAGGTGCCTGCAAGTTTCGAGAGTGACATCTAATTGGGCTTGCTGTTGCCGATTAGGATACATCCTGAATTTGTAGGCGGTCTTCATTAGTTATATATAGTAGTTAAGACTATTTAAGTCTTATGCTGACTACTATACAAGTAAGAACCGAGACGAAAGACAGATTGAAATCGATAGGCCGGAAAGGAGAATCCTACGATGCGGTCATTAACCGAGTACTTGACGAACGGGAGCAGTACGAGCTTACTCCGGCCTAAAGACCGGAGTTTGCGCCCTGCTCTTTTTCATCAGAATATGTTGTAGATCCAGGTGATACTTTTGGCAGTCTTCTTGCCGTAGGCCGCCTGTGGCGGGATCTTGGCAGAAGCTACCAGGGCCTTGCTGTAAAAGTCGTCGGTGTAGGGCCCGGAGTCCACGAGGTGAGGAGTATCCGCAAGACACTCATCGAAGTTCTTGACAGGAGTGCTCTGATCTTTGTAATATGGGTGACCGTTCACAACATCATCGATTGAGTGGCCAGTGATGCCTATGGTGCCGGTAGCTACTGCGTATTCGTTCGAACCGTGAAGCACTGCATCAATGGGCAGGCCATTGTCGCCAGTATCCCGGTTTCCAACAAACAATCCCCCGCCGTTTGCAGGGCTCAGGCCCCAGTCGTCCGCAAACTCGCCATCTCCGTAGGCATGTATATCCCTCACCTGGTTGAAATCGCCCGTGATATACAGGCACCAGGTCTTCCTGAATGAATAATTGAATCCGGACGCAGGAATCCTGCAGGGGTGGTTCAGTAACGGCTCTACACTATCCTCGGTACAGAACCGGGCGATCTTGCTAGCGAGCGAAGTTTTGACGCCTCCGGCTCCGTTCAGTTCCATAATTACTGCTGTCTCAGCCATAAGAATACCTCGAAATACCAAAAATTGTTAGTTCAAAACAGGATCAGTGGGAACACCGTACTGGATGTTCCAGTTCTTGGGGGGTGCATGATCGAATGCAGAAGGTGATTTGACTATGATTATATCGGCCCGAAGTCCCGAGCGTACACATCTCTCTAGGGCGACGTCGCACATGAACAACAGGCCGGTCTGGAGGTCAACGATCTCAACCAGTTCTAGCTCATCTCGGAATTCTTCGATTTTGTCTTCTTCAGAACCCCCGCCCGCGATTTCGGCCTCAACTGCGGCAAGCAAATCTTCGTACGGGTCTTCCCCAAGCTCTACCGGAAACTGAGTGACCAACCAGATTAGATAGGTCAACTCAGGAGATAATGCCATAAAAAACCTACACCGCTTCTATGTAGTAGTCCACGCCACCAACCACGCGGTCAGCAGCTTCAGCTTTGAGGACAAGAGCCTCGTTGGTGCCCAGGTTGCAGTGCTCGGAAAAATCGAGTTGCACTGATGGGCCCACCACAGTCTTGATTGTGGTCGATCCGCTTTTGATTTTGATCTCAGAGCTGTCTGCTGTTGATGCCGTGGTCATGATGAGGAGGTGACATATCCGTATGCGATATCCCGCGCCCGGTGCTGCTATGATGGTCTGGGCATCAACCGTCGAGAAATCGATATTAGCATGAAGCTGGACCTCCTTACCGAACGTTAACAAAGTATCCAAAATGGACTGGATGTTTTGTCGAATAGTAACCATTATCTTCTCCCCATCTGCTTTTTGATCTGGTCCCAGATCTCGTTGGCCATATCTTCAGCCGCCTTTGGTGCGGTTTCGTCGAACGCGGGCCGCAGAAATGGCCTGGCGGGAATGTCTCGGGTGCCGTATTCGTTGTACCGAGCCCTTTCGGCAATCTTAGAATCGAAAATACCGACTTCGCCTATGATATCGCCGCCCTTGTCGGTCTGGCGGTGAGTGACATGCCCTACCATCTCGCCAGTATCGACCAGCGTCTTTGATGAGCCCTTCTGCCGAACCGTTGAGGGTGCATTGGGTGGGGGAACATTAGAAAGAATCTTCTTAACTACGGCATTCTCGATTTTGATCAGAGCCCGCTCGTGCGGTCCCCGGAGATCGATCAAAGCATCATCCCCGCCTCAAAAGCATGTTGGCGAACAATCTCTTGCTCGGTCCGGTGGTAATCGAAAAAGGCGACTTCGTCCATCATGCCCTGCACCTTTTCCGTGTCGATGCCGGAAATCTGCACTCTTGAATTAGATGGATGTGGATCAGTTGTGCCCACGGTGGCTTCTATATATTTTACTCCATTGATATATAAATACGCAGTAGTGCCGTCTGCAGTCACGTCACATTTGTGCCATTCACCAGGCGTTGCAGTGAAATTTGCGAGAGTCCCGGCGGCGCATGGTTCTAGTTGTATTTTTAGTGCGCCTGACGAATTGACATAAGTCACCCGGACGCCATTATAAGTATAGTGAGGCGGCCCGTAGTAGTTCCACCGCACGAATTCAAATTCCCTTCCAGTCTCGGGTTGGGTGGTGATCTTGAACCAGAAACTGATACCATACAATTTGTTTCCGAGAACTACGCCCAGCGAGTCGTCACGATATAAAGTGTACCCGCTGGGAATCAGGCCGTTGTTGAATTTTCCCGGCCCGTAAGTGTGAAGAATACCGGCACCGGCGAAGAGATCTCTGGAATTTCCTGAACTGTCCGTGCCGTCCGCTTCCAGGTGGTACAGAGCCTGACAACCGGCATGAGGTATGACTTCGCCTAGCATAGTCTAGCTCCTGTACCGCCACGAAACCGGATAATAGTAAATGTAAATGTAGGCATCTGATGGCGGAGTGGTTGAAACCGAATCTATGTCCACGGTGATTGCGCTGCCTACCTCAACCGGGCTGGAGGGGCTGTTTGCAACTTTGTTCAGGAGGGATGTGGAATCGCTCTGTATAGATGGTTTGGAGGTGAACTTCGTTGAGCCGTCGTCATTAATATCGAAGACCGTGGCGTTGGTCGTGCCCGCGCTCTTGACTCGGGCATCTGCTGCCAGGATATAGACATCACAAGGCGCGAACCAAGTCTTGAATGCGTCTGTACCGGCCCCAAGCCGCCCCGGTCGGATGAACTGCTCGACCATAGCATGGTTAGCACAGTATTTCATGCTCGTGAACCCGGCAGTCAGAGAGTCGCCTACTATGTTCACGGTGACTGCATTGCTGCTGTACGAAGAGCTGACCACCATGGCAGTCTGGAACGTGCTGCCCTCCAGCCAGATCAGGATCACGCCTCTTTTGAGGATCTGGTCGTAGAGGTTAGCGTTGCCCACGTCCGCAATGGTGAACTGAGTATCGGCGACCCTTGTCGGTGATCCGGGCACCGTGGTCCAGAATGAGCTAGATTCCCCGGAAGCTGCGTAGATAGGTGAAACTATCCTCATATCGGCCACGCCTGCTGTGCAGTAGCTTCCGTGGTCGCCGCTCTGTACTCCACCCTCATCAACGCAGATGATAGCTATCAGGTAGCTTTTCAGGTTGGGGAGTTCTGGGGGTTTGGGTGATAGGTTCTCAAGGAAGTCGGTCAGGCTGGTTGGTATTGCCTCGGTGCCTGCGATCCTCTTGAGAGTGTCGTCTGTGCAGTCCATCACGATCAGATCATATCTATGCATCCCTGCAGATGCTGCAGGAATGGCGGTGATGCTCCCCCCGGCATATGATTGTGTCTCACCTTCGTTTTTATATTGGCCGCTAGATACCGCTACTGAAGAGGCAGACGCGTGGGATGCTTCCATACCGGATATGCCACAGTAACCGGCAAGAGCCGCCCGTGGTGCCTGGAAGAACACTGAATGCGACCTGATGCGGTCGCCTTGTCTTGGAAAAAGAGCATATTCTGTCAATTGGTTCTACCACCCTGAAGATAAGTTTGATAACTTGAGTTCGTCTGGATATTCTTCAGAATCGGCCGGGCCTGGGGTCTCTCCCTGTTCTGCGATTGGGGGGGAGTTGCAGACGAGGCTGATCGTCTCTTCTGACGTCGCCTTAAGCCCCCGAAGCTTCTCCATGACCTGTTTCGCTATGGGGTTGGCTATGGGCTGGAAGACTCCGGCCTGGTCGAAGCTGCCTGGTAGCTCCTCGACTATGCGATCTGCATAGGTCTGGTAGGCCAGATAGGCGGCATGGTTGGTTTTGGCCAGGGCTATGATCTCGGCCGAAGCCCCGGATCGGCCCGCCAGATCAGAGACGTAGGTATCGGCGTTATCAATGGCTATCTCGATAGAATCATCCGATAGCTCAACCGCATCGCCTTCTATAGTACCATCTTTTGCGTTGATGATTGCCCGGATGTCTGCGATAGTGGTCATGAGGTTGCGAGCTTCAGCAGCTCATCCTTGTCATTGAACCCGATCCGTTTCCAAAGCGGCATGGGGTTGTCTATCTCGACCGGATTAGGCGATTCTTCGGTGCCCTGTTCCATGGTCACCTTTGCATCGTCTATTTCTGCCAGAGCAGCCAGCTCTTCTTTCGCCCGTTTGGCATACTCCGGCATGCTCAGCAGATTCTCATAATCCCGCTTGGTGAGCGGGCAGTTAGTAGGGTATCCTCTCATGCGTCCTCCTTACGAAAACGTGTAGTGCCTATTTATTTTCTTTATGATTGATAGAAATGGCAAATGCGACTCATATTTCCGGAGCTGGTCCATCAACACCACCGAGCCCGTGAAAGTGATATGCTGCTTGCCTTCAAGCTCGAAGTGAATCGTGAGATATTGAGTGCCTTTCTTCTGGTGGCTATCCTTGATTTTATACCCGATCACTAGGATTTCTTTGTTCAGGACCTCGTCGAGCCGGAGCTTCTCTCCTTCAAACGTTTCTTCTTCGGCGAAGTCTCCGAACCGTTCAGGCATTGGCAAGCCCCAGAGATTGCTTGAAGTTGAAGCTATTCGCCCACATAAGCCAGCCCTCAGTCGATGCCATTGATGACCTATACTGATCGGCGGTGATTTCTCCTCGAGCGAGCTGGCCGGGAAGAGATCTCATCCTGTGCTTGATCCTCTTGGCTGTGGACTTTCGGACAAGGATGTGGTCAGGGAAATGGCGGTATCCCAAGAAATCTATGCCCTGACGAACTGGAAATATGTCATTCTTGCTCAGGATCAGAGCGAGCCTTTCAGCCAGGAAACGCTCTATCTCTTCTGCCATTTGGTGAAGGAATCTCTTGTCTTGGTGGAGCAGAATGAAATCATCACAATAGCGGATGTAGTGCCTGATTTTCATTTCGTGCTTCATGAACTGGTCTAGCTCGTTCATGTAGAGGTTGCCGAGCCATTGGCTTGTGTAGTTCCCAATCGGGACGTTCTTACCTCCTGGAATGCTGTAGATGATGTCCTTCAGCAGCCAGAGAGTGTCTGGGCACTTGATTTTTCTCCGGACGATCCCAAAGAGGATGTCGTGGTCTATCGATGGATAGAACTTCCTGATATCCATTTTCAGGCAATAAGCTCCGGGGCCTGCCGCTCTTATGAAGTCCATCGTCCTTCGACTTGCGGCATGGATCCCTTTTCCGGTCCTGCAAGCATACGAGTCATGGATGAACAGGCCGCTCCAAACTGGCTCAAGGACGTTCATCAAGGCATGTTGGACCACTCTGTCAGGATTGAAAGGCAGCTTGTAGATGATCCTCTGCTTCGGTTCGTAGATCATCTTCTCCGTGTACGGAGATGTGGTGAAGGTCTTTTCAATCAGAGCGTCCCTGATGTTGAAAATGTTCTCATCCAGATCATCATCGAACCGGCTGATAGTATTCTGCAAGCTCTTGCCTTTTCGGGCCTTTCGGTAAGCCAGATAGATATTATCTAGCTCAATTATCTTCTCGAAAAGGTCGCTGTGGCGTTTCATGTTGATTTTTGAGATAGGCAACGTTCCCGCCAGGTACTAGCTGCCCATCTCCTCCGTTGTGTGTTTTGCCTTTCGACAAGGTTAGCGAGTCCAGCCAGGAGTTGCTCTCCGCGCTTTTCCTGGATCTGTGCAAGTGCGGCTGCTGATATTCGAATTAGTGTTCCAGTGATAGCTGTTATTCGCATTCCGCGACCGGGAACCCGAATACGCGGCATGCGTCCAAAAACCGCCCGCGAGCAGCGTTAGACCCGCCCAACCCGTAACAAATTTTGTTACCTTAAATCCCGACTTCCGCTATGCGGATTCCGCGCAAGCGCGGCCGCCGATAGCCGAATTAGAGCTCCAGCGATAGCCGCTATACGCATACCGCGACCGGGAACCCGAAGCCGCGGCACCCGCCCACCAACAACCGCCCGCGAGCAGCTTCACGTCACCATAAGTTCCTTGCTTGTAGAGGCTGCCCTTCGCTCCTGGCAGATCGTAGTATGCGAATGCCGGAGCGACATCGCCAGATGGATTGCTAGAAGTCACCGTTTCGGGATCGCCAGACACCACCACCTGATGTGTATGGTTCGCCGCCCCATCGAAACGATAGCTCTGAGTCCTGAGCCACTGCCACAATACCCCGCAGCAGTCCTCACAGCCTATGTTGCTGATCATCCTCCGGCTGGCCGTGTCTAGATGGCCGCCAGTGGTTACTGGATCCGCAGATCCTGCAATGTTCGTCTCTTCGTTGGAGCCCGCGGCTATTGCCTGGAACTCGTCGTCTTCAAGCATCCTGCAGCCGATAGCTGCGAAATCGTCAACGAAACTCATCCAGTCTCGGGTATCTGAGATCGTGCCGCCGTTGACTGAAGCGGTGCTCGATCCAGTGCCTGATGCCAGATAGATGGCAACCCAGATCTTAGGGCCCACAACGGTGTCAAAGTCGGTCTTCCCGGCCCAGACCATACCGGCCTGAGCACCTGCGGAGCGATGGGAGAGATCCCAGCAAGACCGAGGGATGATATCTCCAGCCAGGTAGCCCGTGAGGGCATGCCCTGATATGGTCCCGACGTCCACACATTCGCAGTGGAAGCCCCCTATCTTGCGGCTGTCTGCTGCGGAGTAGCCAGCCGGGTAGGTGGTTGCAGCACTCAAAACCAGTATCGGAGAGAAACCGCTGCCGGGTATACAGACATAGATGTAGAAGTCCTTGCCCGCACGGTTGGCCGCTACGGTATAGTCTGTCGGAGTCTGAGTATCCCAGACCCAAGATTCATTCAGGTCCATATCCAGAGCTGCTGCCAGCTCGTAGGCATGCGCACCAGCACCACCGATATTTACCAGCATATGGCTGGGGCTGACCAGGGTCCTCCTATTGGCCGCCGTGTCGCTGCCCTTGTTCTTCCACATCCGGTTGCGGTTGTAGTAGCCGTCCTGGCGGGCTGGGAGACGATTCAGAAATCCCATGTTCAGCTCTCCAGGATAGCTAAGATGGCTGCAAGATCCGCTTTCATGAGGGCGATGTCAGCTTGGACAGTGCCCAGATCGGCTGATATGCTGGCCAGGTCACCAGCGGCGGTGTCCGGAGTGGCTACTGCCAGGGCTTCAACTGCCGTCTTGACATCACTGATGGTGGTTTCTGTCGCAAGACCTTCGCCAGTGATCGTGAGTTCTGTATCACATTGGACCTTTCCAGCCGATACCGCTCCGGCCAGTATCAGATTGAGTTCAGTTATATCGATCTGTAGATTCTTGATGGCTTTCAGCAGAGCTATGACAGAATCGTTAGTCTCTTTAGTCGAATCTGCGTCTACTGCCGCTGGTGGATCGTTTACGTAGCCTTCTGCTGGCATGATTTACCTCCCCTCAACTTCCCAAATTTTGATGCTTGTAGTACCCCGTCTTTGATCATTTGTATCAATGCAGGGCTTGTTGTGGTCTCGTAGGTCGGGCCCGCATCGATTATCTGACCATCGGGCAAGACGATCTGACCGGCCTTTTCAACTTTCCCTGCCTGAAAATCCTGGGCCGCCCGGCGAGCAAACGCGGTGGAGAACTTTGAGCAGCAAACGAACACTATGTTTCCAGGTGGCTTGGGCTCTGTAGACGTAGATTTCTTTGACATAATAACCTCACTAAAAATGATTGGAGTTGGCCCGATCAGCCAACCACCAACACGCTTACATATCCTGTATCTGACCCGGTCTCACAGGTCACCGTGAAACCTGCGGTCGTCGGAGAAGCCCAGCCCAGGTCTTTGCCAGCAGCGCCCGCGCCCTTGTAGGTGAGGAAGACGTCGTACAGAGCATCCTCCCAATCAGCATCCAGGCCCATACCTTGTGCTCCATAGGCTATTTCGCCGTTTGGTATGCCGCACAGGGTGTTTAGGGTGCCGTTCCCTGCTGTGACCTTTCCAGCTCGACCTGCTGTGCCGCCTGAGATCACCAGAGTTCCGCTCGAAGCGTCGGCCTCGACGTTGGCCATATCGCCATTGATGAGGGTAGCGATCTCTCCAGGAGTGACGGCGTATATGTTGGCTACGTCGCCCGTTCCTACTGCCGTTACGCCATTGTCCGGTCCGATATCCAGCTCATCACAGCAGTCCAGGGAGTCCGCTCGGGCGATCTCTACAGTTGAGCCCGTGCCATGATCCAGGGACGTGAACACCAGATGATCTGTGCTGAATGCTACTGTCATCCTGCTGTAGCCGTGTGTAGCTCCAAGAGCCTGGACCTTTGTCTGGATCTGAGTAGCTATGGCCGCTCCGGAGTCGCATCCTGACCAGTCACAGGTGATAGTATGCCAGGTTTCGTCACCATTCGCCCGGATCTTGAACTTGGTGTCGGTCTCGGTGGTCATGTCTTCGCTGCAATCGCCGCCTCCCGTGTGGGTTCCCGCAGTACATTCCAGGGTAGCGGTCTCGTCGCCATCGGCATCGTTCTGGACCTTGATGGTGCCGTTATGCCCTACGGCGTGCATGTCGGTGGTTTCGGCTATGCCGGTTATGAAAGGCACTGCATCATCCTGGAACAAGACGGGCGTAGCTCCGCCTGCCAGTTGGATGGTCTTCCGGGCTATCTTGGTTACGCCTACGCCAACCTGGAGGGCGGTGTCTGCCTTGCCCAGAGAGGTCTGGACGGCTGCAACCAGGTCTGTCTTGGGTATGCCCAGCTCAGGCTTGACATAAGCAGCGTCTGCATGCGAATCCACCTCATTGATAGCAGCCTGGACGGAAGTCTTGGTGGTGGTTGTGAGAGCCGCCAGAGATCCGACTTTGACATCATCTGCCAGTTTGGCGTTGGTTACTGAGCCGTCTGCCGGAGAGCTGGAGGGCGAGAGTGCATTGATCTCATCGGCGGTTGCCGTGATCTTATGCCACTCACCGTCGTCCCCGAGCATATAGAGGTTCTTGATATATGCCCGGCCATCCATTTCAGGATGGCCGAATAGCATATGTCCACTCTTAAGGTTCTGTCCCATGTGGCACTCCCCCTAAGAGCTCACGCCTGTGATTTCATAAACCAGCTTTGTCTTTCCGTTTGATTTGCCATCCATGGGCACGGCCAAGTAGTCCGTGCACTGCTTAAACGTGCTGATATACCCGGTCGAGTGCTCGCGGCTGGTCTCGTTGAGCATGATGTCAGAAGGTCCATAGTTCCCGCCGATCATGGTCTGCTCGCCCTTCACGAAGACCAGCGCCGAAGTTCCAAGGACGTCAGATGCGTTTACGCCATTGACGTCGATGTACTCGTTGCCGTTGCCGTCGGTGTAAGGCGTGAACGGGTAGGGGGTGATGTTCCAGGCAGTCTTGAGATAGTCCTTGAGCCTGGTGACTACCAGGTTGATCAGGTTCAGAGCAGCGAACTCATCCAGCACGCTCGATGGGTACAGCAGACCGAACTCGTATTGACCCGATTCTAGATCAAGTCCGGTGGTGCTCACGATCTTGGTTATGGCCGCAGCAATATCCTTCTCAGCATTCCCGGCTCCTGCAGAACCCCATACGGAAGCGTCTCCACCGCCAATTACACCAGCCGCGTGGGTATTTGCGTCGGCTCTTTTGGCTTTGAGCTCTCGTATGAGCTTGTATACTCTGCAGGCTGTCAGGTAGTCCTGGACCATCCGGGCTCCATCAACAGACATCCTGTTGGCGGCCTGGGCGGTAGCAGCGGAATCCAGGATCTTGAAGCTCTGCTTGTCCCAGGAGTTGGTGAGATCCTTGGAGCTGTAGATCATCTTCCATTTGGAAGTATCACCTGCACCATCCAGGGGCTGGTCGATCATGCCGGGCGCCCAGGTCTGACCGAAGTGCTCGATCTTCTGAGAACTCAGGTTGTCCACCGGGAACGCTGCCAGCAGGCCCATAGGCTGCTTGTTGAGGTTAGTGTTGAAAACGCGTGCGGTCGTCTTAGCAAACCCTTTCACATACTTGCCCAGTGCCTCGACGTCCATAGCGCCAGTATCGAATGCCATTTAAGTGCCTCCCACGGGAGTGTCGAGAGCAACGTCAGCCAGCTCTCCATCAGATTCAGTCAGATGATTGTCCGGGCCGTAATAGGTGCCAATGCATACGGCGCTGTTTGCGCTGCTGTTCTTGGCGCACCCATTCTCTTCGGCAGTCTGGGAAGTGTAGATCCTGTCTCCTCTCCTCAGGGTGATGCCGGTTATCATGGCCACTTTGACCTTCTTGCCACAACCCGGCCGATAGAAGTTCATCACCTGGCCAGCAGTGAGGGTCTTGGCGTCTCCATTGTCATCGATGCTTGAGACTGCAGCAATACCGAGAACCACATCGGTTACTGAGGCGGTCTTGGTCATATTGTAGCTGCCATCGGCCTTGTACAGATATCCGGCCTTGATTGCTTCAGCTGCACATGGTAAGGCTTCCATGCCATCCGGTCCCTGCACGTCGGTCATGCTCTTCTACCTCCGAGCTTGAGAGAAAGGTCTTCAAACGTCGGTACACCGAGTGCTCGGTATTCGGCCTCTTCGCTGTTGGAATCGTGCTGCACGAAAGCGGCACCGACCGGAGAGATCTGGCGTCTGTCGCCCTTCACGTCCCAGTGTTTGGCGTGCTCCGGGTTAGCCAGGAAGGTGTTGATACCGTTCGTCTGGATCTCGGGCCAATGCTTATCAAACTCCATCTGGTAGGCCTGATCGAAGTTGGCTTTTAGAGAGTTCTTGGTCAGTTCGTCCTTCTCCGCTTTAACAGCAGCATCACGAACCTGCTTGTCTGCCTTCAGAGCCTCGATCTCCTTGTTCTGAGAATCGATCTTGACCGAGAGGGCATTGATTGAATCAAGGATCTTGTTGTTCATCTCCATCACGAGTTTGCTATCTACGGAAATACCGGGGGTTTCGTCCTTCACGTTCTCCACTGGCAACTTTGCTATCGAGTCGCCCTCGGGAGGTTTGGGATCTCCGGCAGTCTCTTTCTCATTCAACACCGGCTGCCCATTGGCAGCCATTTCAGGTTCAGTAGTCAGTTTTATCTCCTCCGTAATCTTTTTTGGACAGTTGCAATCATTGTGATTCGAATCTACATTGAAACCGCATACACCGACCGGACAGGCCGGGGTAGTGGTCAATGCGAAATGGTCACCGAAGAAGGGGGGCCTCTCGATATGGTCATAGGCGATCCCGTCAGTCCACAACTGGGGTTCGGCCACGGGCTCCCGTTCGCTCCAGTATCCTATTGATCCGCCCAGCGCCTCGCCTTTCTCGATGGCCTCCATTTCAGCGGGCAGCAGACGATTATTGAAGAGCACCGCTTCGGCTTTGACCCGCCGGTGCTCGATGTCGGGTTCGACATTCCGTATCCTGCCGATCTTGGGAGTACTATGAGTAACATGATGAGACGGAAGCGGGTGCTCACGGACTATCGGCACGCCCTCGAACCAGAGCGCTCCTTCGAGGCCTTCAGGATCATAAAAGTCTTCAAACTGTTTCAGGCCGTTGTTCTGCACGCCCTCAGCCATGAGGATGCACGGCACTACCGTGATCTTCTCATCACGATATATGATCTTGCCGCCGAACTGGGCACTGTCGATATGGATTGGCAATTTTATCCCTCCGGATCATAAACAGCCCTACACCGGCAAGACGGGTGGGCATGAGCAGTCATTTCGCCGTTGCTGAATGGTTTGTTGATAGGGATCTTCTGATTCTCTGATTCCAGTGCCGAACAGATATCGCAGGTCCTCTCGTCTCCCATAGCCAGCCAGGAGCGGGTCTTAATCCCAGCTTCCAGGGCATGGCGGAGGCCTGCATATTCATTCGAATAGTGGATCTCCGTCCGGTAGATGGTCTTCAGCCGGGCAGGACTTGCGAGCTGTGAGGCTTCGGCCTGCCGGGCGAAAGCTTTCTCTCCCTTCCCCCAGTTCTTCTCCAAGAGGTCCCGGATCTGGCCCAGGTCTGTCTCCGTGAGCTGTTCAATCAGATCACGGCCATGCGAGATGTAGTACTCCTGGCCTCTGAACGGGATATTGGTCCAATCGATCCCCAGCTCTTTAGAAACCCGTTTGGCCCCGAGCCGATAGGCCGTCGAGCCACCAGACTCCCAGATGATTGACCAGAGTCGTTGGTTATTTTCCATCAACTTTCTTTTCAGATCTTGCCAAAACCCCTCGTCTTCCAGGAGTTCGTCGTAGGTCTTCATTTGGAGGTCCTTTTTGGGTTGTAAAAGCAATGCTTATAGGCTCGAAAACGTGTTTATAAAATTGTAGTTATTATACGATGATCGTCGATTCATTCAACAGTATCAAATTTTTGTCATAATCGATTGCATAAGTCATATTTCTGTCAACGAACACCACCCTGGCATGGATGATGATCGGCTGGGAGTCGGATGATGGGGTAGTCAATGATGGGGGCAAAGATACATCCTCGCCCGACAGGTAGCTCGCTATCGTCACTACACCGGCGAGGACGGAGGCTATGCTGGCCAGGACGGTTAGGGTCTTCTGGAAGCTGGTAGTCATCGTCTGGGCCAGAAAATATAGAACAGCACAACAAGCATAAGCCAGAAGCCGATCAGCAGGCCAATGGCCCACACAAGGGCATCCGGCTCAGCCATGCCTAGCCCTCTATGTCCTCAATAGTTACCACATGGTTTTTTGTGACCACCATCTTCTCCCCGGGGGACAAGGCGGTCGTCGGAAGGACGAGTTCTCCCAGTCTGTCATCTACTGCCCTGACATTATACAGGGTACGGCTGCCGGTATTCTCGATAGTGAAGGTATATACTACCTCTTTTCCAATATCAGCAGAGCTTACATCCGTGAGCTTGGTGATTAGGATCTCGGGTATTGCCTCGATCTCAAATACAGCGCTGGCATTCAGTGAGAGGGTTTTGCCCGCGCCTACCATGGTGGCCTCTGCATAGTTGATCACCGGGCCAGGGAGCATATCTTCCGTTACCTTCATCTGAGCAAAGCCTTCTGCAAACTCGCCGGGTCCCACTTCAGAAGTACTCATAGAGATGGGGCCGATCAGATCATCAACGACTTTGATTCCAGTGAGCTTAGCAGTGCCTGTGTTGGACAGTCGGAAAGTATAGTTGGCCGTCTCGCCTGGCTTATAGGTCTTCTTCTCCACATCCTTCAGCAGGATGCCGGAGGCGGTCTCGTTGATGATGATGGCGGCTTCGGCAGTATTGCTGACGTTTGCGCCAGACCCGTCCACGGCGGTAGCCGTTACTGTGTTTTTTAGCTCAGCTGATGTGGCTATACCGAAGATTGCGAAAATAGCAATCAGTAGAAACATATATCTCATTTTTCTATCTCCTCAAGAAGATTTGGCCGCCCGCTCTTTGCGGGCAGCAGGTGCTACGTTTTCTGGTTGGGTTGTATTCGCCGGGATCGCCGGTGAGGGCTCTATCACTGGTGTGGTGTTCATGCTTCTGATGACCTTGCCGTCCACCAGCGAGTAGTTATACTTGCTATCGTTGGTGGGCAAGATGTAGATTCCCTCGGGCATGTTGACGTCCTTATCGAGGCCATTACAGAAGTCCAGCCATCCCGCTTGAGTGATCGGCTCGTAGCTGACGTTCAGATGGGTGTTCAGCAGGTATTTGCCCACTGCATCCAGCTCTTCGATTGTGGCCGGGCGGCCTTCAGAGTTGTTGTAGACCCTTCCCTGGATGGTTGCCAGGCCGTCTCGGGTGTCGAACCAGATCATCGAGTCGAAGCTCTCCCCGCCAGCTTCTGTGGCCGTCAGAGTGATCTCTGATGCAAACGAGGCGTCGCCGGATATCTTGGTTGCCCGGTAGTCTACCTTATGGTCCGCTCCGGAGCCTTTCACGGCGTACTGAGTCTTGTAGCCTCCTTTGGCTGAAGTCACCACAAACTGGCTTTTGGCAGTCTCAACTGCGACATCTTGCCCCCATGTCCGAGAGTAATCGTACATGATAGAGGCGTTCTCGGCCATAGCGACGTCAGCACTGTGCTCCGAATCGTGCCGGTAGTTCATTGTGCCGGTGCCCACCATGGAAGTATCAAGCGTATTGGCAGATCCGCTGGTTCCAACCACATAGAGGATCGCGATGAATGCAAGCCCTGCCAGGATGCAAGAAGCGTAAAAGTATTTTCGGATGTCTTCGGGCGTAAATAGTTTGGCCATTTAGCTGCCTCCTTCAGGGCAAGCACATTTCATGAACCGCCATTAATGGCGTCCGTGCAAGAGTTCAACGCCGTCCGGGTCTTCTCTAGCTCACCCCTGGTGAGGGCCAAATCCGCCCTGGTCTTCTGGAGTTCGGCCACGAGCTTTATGTTCTCTTCACGAGCAAGTTCCAATTTAGCCGTGAGGAACTCATTCGACCCTTGGAGGGTTACCATCTGGTGGCCACATGACCGGAACTGGTAAGCCAGGTAGAGCGAAGCCACCAGGAAGAAGAGGAGGACTATGATCTCGATAAGCATCTACTTCGCCCCCGCCGTATCAGATATGACCATCTGAGTAGCCGGAACCAGCTTCTGGAGGTCACCAATGAGCTCTTCAACGTCTGGATAGAGGTCTGCGATCTCCTGAGCAGTGGGGGCTTTCCCCTGTTCCAGTTTCGCTACTATTACTCGTGCTTCGGGTTCCATGCCCTGGATGTCGGATAGCACTTCTGTTAGGATGGGCTGGATAGTTCCCTGGGCAGCCAGCAACGCCTTCTGCTGATGGGTAGTGATATAACCCACGGCGACAAGCCCGGTGATCACGAAGCCCACCAGCTTATCAGCATCGGACATGCCCTGGCCGAAGGCGATAGCCAGGCCAAAAACGATAATAAGGGACACGACGACTATAGGCCCTTTCATGGATTCTAAAGTAGTATTTGTCAATCTAAATCAACCACCAGATCCTCACAGGATCGATTTTTTCTTGATTCATTGAGATAACACCAGGGATATGCGGTTCCTCTCGATGAGTTGCGCTCGATCTGCCATCATGGCCGCAAACGGGGGCAGATCGCCCGCCTTGATGCGCCGCTTGTACTCGGAAAAATACAGCCTCCGCAGATCGGCTTCTTGGGAGGGTAGAATAGGGACTCTTTTAGGATTTGTCAACAAAATCACCATCCGGATTGAGATATCCGTAAAACTTTAGCTCCTCGATCGCTATCCCGCTCTTCTGCTTGAGAAGTTCCATGGCAGGCTCTTTAGACTTAGCAGCATCAATCGAAGGCAGTGCCGCATTTGTCACCAGCTGCATGCCCGGTGTGCTGTGGAAGACCCCTTTCTCCTCAACGAGCTGTGCCCGTTCGTCATCGGTGAGAGGTTCCCAGCCCATGATCTTGTAGAGCCTGTCAAGGGTCAGGGCACCGCGTTCCCAGGCGGCCAGGGCCTGGTTGCGAGTTTGGACTTTGTCCTCGTACTCAAGCTTCTTCCAGACGAACTCGACTGACCAGTCCTTGAAGCCGTTAGCCTCCAGGATCTTGGTCAGAAGTTCTTCGAAAGGTTCTGCCAGGTTTGCCCGCCAGCCGTCCACCACGAGCATGGCCAGGTCCCAGAGAGGTTGGGAGGACTTGCTGACGGCGGCACCGTTCTGCTCGATCCAGTCGCGTGGGATGAGGTGGTTCAGGATCTCGGCCTTGAGCTTGTCGTCAGGCAGGAAGATGTCGGGCGGGATGGTCGTGTTGGATTCAATCAGTTCATGCTCTTCCCAGAGCATCAAGAACTTGTTTGAGCTGTAGTCTCTAAGAGCCTGACCACCCTGTTTCCAGGCCATCTCCCAGCGGTTGCCGGGCTTGCCGCTGGGAGCGAATGGTATCAAGTGGCCATTAGAATCCCTCATCTCTTTGACCCTGAGCCCTACTGCAGGAGCGGCGGCCCGCCGGATCTGGAGCATGATGTTCTTCCTGACTATCTCCCTCTGTAGGTGTGTAGGAACGATCCCCTCCAGGTAGCTTTTGCCGTCTACGTACCTAGAGCGCTTGTCCTTGACAACGAGTATCCTGCCGGTTGGGATCTGGAGTACCTGGCCGTTGGGTTGAGTCTGCCAGTACTCCATGCGACGTTCTTGTGTGTCATAACAGATGCCTTTCAGGAGCCTGCCCTCTACGTACCGGTAGTTCATCATGCCGTGCGGCGATGGTTGTTCAAAGCTGGTGGCATCGAGATGGACGGCCCACTCGGGACCTTTCCAGTCGTCTAGCCTGCCCCAATCGGCGAAGTTGCCGTCGTCGTCTACCTGAACTCCCAGCTCGACCAATCCAGGCCCGAATGCCAGGTTATCGACCCAGCATTTGGCCATGAGAGACTTGAGATCGAGGACCTTATCGAACCGCCAGAGCTGCTTGAGGATGTCAGGAGAGATCTTTGAGGCGGCCTCTGGGTCCATGCCGTCTGGTGGAACCGGGATAAGCCCCCAGCCGTTGAACATGAGATTGAATATCCCCAGGAGGATGCTGTCCACCTGGCCTATCTCGGACGTGGCAAGAAGCTGGGATACGTCTATCCTCTTGTCCTCGTAGGACTCCTGGGTAGCGAACTCCCGGCCCACGAGAGATAGAAGGGGGCTCGATGAGTCGTGCTTCTCTCCCCCGAGGAAGGATATTACTTTAGAGCGTAAAGAGTCGAACATGTCAGTATGGTCCTGAATAGACGCCTTCGTCTTCTATGCCGGGTTCGTCTAGCGGTGGTGCCCATTCGGTGCATGAGGTGAAAGCAGGCGCGAACGTGAGCATCACAGCATCTGCCCTGTCGGGGCTATGGCCGAGACGCTTCTTTGTCTCCTCTTTAGCCTCGATCTGGATCTGGCCTTTTCCCGTGATCTTGTAGATAGGAGCTGCCAGGTCTCCGAGGAGGTCGTCGTCTGGTGGGAGTGCTAAAGGTTCAGGATTCTTCGGGTCAAGTGACTCCCGAAGAGCCCACCAGAGCTCTGCCCGGAGGTTGAGGTAAACTTTGTTGCCATCGTCATCCACCACATCCGAAGCGGACCCGACATTAACAGGTATAACAGGAGCGTTTGCAGCTTTCAGAGGATCGACTACCCCCGCGCCCAGCCCAATCACATCGACTTTGATGTATCTGGCATTGGTTGTGCGGGCCGTTCGCAGAACTTCTCCCGTCACTTCTTGAGTATCTTTGCCGGATAGAACTTGTAGAGGATAGACTTTCATCCCCTGGCGAGGCGCTATAACGCTCAGATCGGAGCCGTATCGGGCCACATCAACGCCGAGGTCATAAGAGCCCTGACCTTCTGTACCTTCCCACCGGGCCATTGATGCTTCTATCCATGCCAATGGGATGATGTTGTTCTCACCCTGTGTCGGGAAGTTGCCTGCTACCCTGGCTTGATATGCGGGATGGTTCTTGCCCCAACGGGTTACCTTGTCTGCGGCCCAAACCGGAGTGATCAGATATGGCGCGGGCCAATTAAACGATCCGTCTGGGTTTTTGGCTGCTTTCTCTTTCCAGGCACCAGACTCTAGGTCATCCTCGGTAATCCCGAATGCCGTAAAATTTGGCGTATCCCAAGCAGCGATGTGGAACCTAGACCATCCCGGCTCCCGGTGAGAGCGATAGAACGTGCCGCCGATCAGCGTTGGATTTCCCAATAGCAATAATCGGCAGTGGCCTGAGGTAACTACACCCTCAATGGCCTCGAAAATGTCCTCTTTTACGCCCGCTGCTTCGTCTACTATGACCAAAAGATGTGGCGCATGGAACCCTTGGAACCTGTCGGGCTGGTTAGTGGACAGCCCTAGGGCCACCCATTCATCCTGAACTATCTGCAACTCGGGGCTCTTCTTAGCCAACTCTCCGCCCAAGAAGATCTTGGACTTGCGGACGCTCGCCCTAACCTCTTTCCAGATCAGTTTTTCGACCTGGCGGAAGGTCGGGGCAGTTGTAAGAACAATAGAATAAGGAAAGGTATAGAGGAACCAAAGGGTAACATTCCCGGCCAGGTAGGACTTGCCGACGCCATGACATGATCTGGCGGATGTCCTTTCGTTGTCTCGGACGGATTCGACTATTTCTTTTTGAGCATCCCAGAATTTCACACCGAGTGCTCGATTGATCCACCACACCGGATCGACCGGGGCACGCGCCTTCAGCTCCTTGCGCTGCTCCTTTGTGAGAGGGATCAATCATTCATCAGCCTCGTCTTCGAGCATCAGGTCAACCCAGGACTGCATGGCCCCCGCCTTCTTGGTGCCGCTGTCCTCGCCTAATAGCTCCTGTTTGGTCTTCATGGCCTGCCTGATCTCTGCTGCACACCCCGCGTAGAGAGAGACGTAAGCCATGGGGAGCTTGGGCAGATCCGCGTAGTTCTCGGCTTCTTCCATGCCTGCAAGCCGATTGGTAATAATCTTCTCCAGCTTTTGGTGGAGGGTATGCTTCCCGGCCACTAGCTGATCCAATACCTCGATCTCTGACAGTCGGGCCTCGGCATCCACCTGCATGTTTGCCTTGCTTTCGGCATACTGCTCTGAGGCCACGTCTGCAACATTATAATGCTCATCAAAATGATTGTCAAGGGCTCGGTAGCTAATCTTTACGCCCATCTCCTTCAGTCTTGCGGAGATTATGCGAGAGCTATCGCCGTCCTTGGTGTGCCACTGCTCAATCTGAGTTCTCAGTGGCGAATTGCAGGCTTTGCAGCGAGATGAGTATCCGGCGAGCATGGTGGGAAGGTTGCGAAGGCTATTGCGTAGCTTGTGAAGGTTGCGAAGGTTCCAAGAACGTTGCGCCCTCTTGCATGGCCGTCTTGGTCCCGGACCAAGAGCAGTCTTCTGCAATGATGGTGCTCTGGACCGGCGCCAGGTCAGTCATAGCGAAGCATCCTCCTGGTGCTGTCAGGCTGCAATTGCGGGCCTCAACATAAGACCGGCCTATTGCATGGATGCCAAACCATCCTTCCAGAGTGCAAGATTCGAACCTAACCTGGGAACCCTCGATGATGTACGTAGCCCCGCCGGTCGAATCCTCTCTGGTCTTGCTGCTCACCAGAACAGAGTTCTCCACCAGACCAGTCCCGTCCCGGATCATCAGGCCATAAGAGCCCGTGGTCTGGGTGCAGTCCATATTGATGTCGCTCAGGGTGAAGTCGTTGACCTGCCAGACAGTTACCTGGCTATCGGTCTTGAATCTTGAAGCGTTTACATTATCTCTGATCCTGGTCTGCCAGTCGTCGTTGCCATAGAGGACCACGCCTTCCCGGCACTGCCAGGCTTCGCTGTCTGTGACGGTGCAGTTGTGGCAGGTATCGAGGATAATCCCCTCAGCACCGCAGTTCTGGGCGAATATGTGATGGAACGTAGAATTGCTTTCCGGCCCGGCCCCGTTGTTTCCTGAATAGACGCCAGATCCCCAGGAATTGATCAGCTTGAGATTGTAGTATTCCCCGTTGCTCCTTGTGGAGCCCGACAGGATCAGTGCCTCGCCGTCGTGGGGTTCACCGTCTATCTGCTCGGCTCGGTTGCCATCTAAAGTCAGATCGGTGACCGAGAACTCATCATAACCAGGATCGTAAGCCTTGGTTGCCCGGATGAGCATCATTGCGACGTGCCGCGAAGGGCTACGTTGGCCGGGAAGCAGCTGGATGATGGTCTTGCCCATCCCATCCCCGGTAATGTACATGTCCTTGTCTAGGATCTGGATGGCACTGTAGAAGATGTTAGAGCCGTCCGGGTTGAGTGCGAATGAATAAGGAGCTGATAAGTTGTAGTGGCCCGCACCTATGTGCAGGCTACCGCCGTCTGGAGTCGCATTTATGGCCGCCTTGAACAGGTCAGCTGCATCCGATGAAATGGGCAATGCTGCTATGGGTTCTCCGGCGGCTTCTGTGATAATGAAATTGTCTTGCTGGTAGATCCGGACGTCATAGGAGCTTTCTGGCTCCGGCGCTGGTTCAGCTTCTGGCTCGGGTTCGAGTTCAGCCTCCGGTTCCAGCTCGATCGCCACAGGCGATACGCCTATCTCAGGCTCAAATTCGGGAAACGTGATATTAAGATGGGAGATGTTGACAGAATGGAGCTCGGGCATCACGATCTGGGGGGGCTGGATGTCCGAGAAGCTGAATGGAGCTGGATAGACCCCCACCGAGCTGCCGATGAGCAAAGCTAAGAGGAGTAATCCAAGTATGAGTTTCAAGAAAATACCTACCTTCTAGCCAGAAATCCTTTTTTCGGTGAGGCCGCCCTGAGCGCTTTCTCAACCCGGATGGCCTCTTCTACAAAATCCAAGTCGTAGTTGCTCCACTCTTGGATGCATTTCCAATCAATATCGCAGCGTCGCGGCATGGTTCAGATCCCCACCGGGACTATGCTCCTGGCAATATCTGAAGAGAACATGGAAAGCCACTCCACTCTGCACATCTCTGCCAGTGGGCTGCTCTCGTGTGCCTCGTGGCCCTCATCGCTTCGAATTGCAGGCAATTGATCCCCTCGAAAATTTCGGCATAATATTCGATTACAGCCGGGTCAGGGCTGTAAAGCGGCATGTAGTATGCGTTGATTGTGTCGGATAGGGTCATGGTTTGAGCCATCCACCCATGATCAACAGCAGTCGGTCGAACTCCGCCGTGCTGCCTTCGAGGTGGAGGCCGGATGGGGTGACTGTGATAGCCGGGATCTGGTTGGCGTTGCCGTCTTCCCACAAGTCGAGATCGATTATTCTGTCTGGCATGCTACCTCGTGCTTACGGAACCTGGCGACCTCGTCCGGCTCGTCGTCGTATAAGAACGGGAAATTGGGATGGCCGAACACACCACGGGGGGCTCTTTCAGGTTCGGTGGAGATCAACATATACGCCTCTTTCCGATTACTCGATTAACATCAGAAATATTGATGCCCAATCTATTGGCTATTTCAGACCGGCTCATTCCACCGCGGAACGGGCCTCTGCCATACATTTTTTTGATAATATCTATTGGAACGTCGTCTGCGCCTTTCCAGAAGGCCGCAGACCGACGAGTATCAGCGTTCATCATCGATACCCCTTTTAGCATCTCCGACATGCTCCGAGATTGTTAATGGGCCAGACACGCTCGGAGATCGTGTTTTTCGGTAGCGAACCTAGGCCCGGTTATCGATAAACCTTATACACCGGGAGTCAACCATTCACGGGTTGCAGGCGAACGTCCCCCGCCATGAACGCCTTGAGCGGTTAGGGGATTGGCTTTTTTCAGGTGGCGGGGCTTTAGAAGCATCTATATCTCGGGAATACCCAACACCGATTTCTTGCACCGTTGGCCGGTCGTCGTCCTTATAATCGCAATTGAAAACCTGGTTACAGACCGGACAAAACGCCCACCCTCGCTCATCAACTTCTATTGTATGCTCGTGGTGGACTCGGCGGAGAAATCGCATGCCCACTGGAGTTCGGCTTAACTTGGAATTGGGCATGCCGCGCTGAAAAAGTTCTTTAGCTGTCGCAAAATCGCCTGAGGTTGTCTCAAAAACCGGTTCGATGGGAGAATCCCACGACCGCCCCCTATGAGACAATCCCGAATTCATTGCTCATACTGTCTGTCAATAATAATATATATATGAAATAGCACCAAATCGGTGCTAAAGTCTCAATCTGACCACCTTCTTCCACCCTACCCTTCGTTTGGAGCAATGTTTCCCTTTCTCATCAATCTCCATTTTTTCGACCAGACCCAACTCAGACATTTCCATCAGGTCGTGCCTCAGTCGGCCCTCTGGGCGGCTCATCTTAGCCGCCAGTGCCGGGATAGAGATAGCATGCTCCGGCATGAATTCGAGGATACGTTTCATCATGGCTGTACTAGTCATGCAATAGCCCTCCAGATCTTGCCATGCTCGGCGCGTTCCGATTCTACCATCTTCCACCGCTCCAGCCCTCTGATTGAAGGCCACAAAACGTGCTTTGTCGATCCTATACCCTCTGCGATAGTCTCAACCGTTGCTCCCCCCTCGGACTGAGGGGAAGGGCCTACAGAGATACGGCAAAAGCCGATCAGTGAGGTAGGAAGCCTTACCCCTTCAGGGGTAGGGAGGAAGTCACTCTTTCTCTTTTGGGACGGTCCCAGACGAGTTCCCCCACCCAGCGATGCATCCGCTCATCTTTCTCGGCTGAAAGACCGCATCCGTCCAGAGCGCCACCGAGCTTGACGCTGCGAATAGCCGTGAACTCCCCGCTGAGATCGAGTCGTGCCCCCTCGACGTTTTGGAACTCTTCTGGCGGAGTTCGTTTCACCTCTTCGATGGGATGTCCTGTGAGACTCGGATTCGATTCCCTATCCTTGCCGTCCGGTAGCCCTATGATGATGTCCATTCTCATCCTAAAATCCTCCTCGCTCGTTCTGTCAATTCCCATATCCCTCTCCTTGCAGCCCCGTTCTTGCGGACGGTTCCAACCTTCTGGATCAGGCCTCGATCCTTCCAGTAGCGGACCAGACCACCGGACACGGCTGGAAGGTGGTCCTGGAAGACGAATGGATCCTCTTTCGGCAAGGCATCCAGGTCTTCCCGGTGCCTGATCGGGCCGCGGCTCACCAGAGAGACCCCCAGAAATCGTTGTAGATCCTGCTCGTGATCTCGATATCCTCAGCACAATGTGCCCTTATGCCCTCCAAGTCGCCATCTTCCCACATTTTGGCTATATCACAGCCGTTGGTTTGCTTTCCGGCGCCATATAGGAACCAATGAAGCTCGCTAAGCGAACATGCGGACACGTCCGTCTGCCCACCTGCCCACCGGAGGGTTAGACGATAGCTCATGCCCCGGCCCTCATCTCATAGTCGTAACAGCATTTGTCGCACTGCCAGTCGTTGGGCCATGAACCATGCCCCTTTAGGCACCCGGGCTTATCGAAATGCGTCCGGTCGTTGGCATAAAGAAAGGCCAGATGCTTGCAGTTGCCTCTAAACGATATCAATCCAACACCTCCAAATTCTTCCTGATAGTCTCGGCCCGCTTCGGCCCGATGCCCTCACAGTCCTCCAGATCGCCGCAGAAGCCGTCTCTGAGGATCAGGCATAGATTGTACCTCGCCAGGATATTTGCGGCCATTTTGGGGCCCACACCGCGTCCTGCGAGGATGCTCAAGCCTACTGTCTGTCTCTCGCCATCGGCTGGTTTGGGGCAGAATCCCGAGAGGTCGCCGCCTTCCAATATTTTGCGGACCCGGAGGAGGAGCCTTGGGAACTGGTTATACCCCAGATGCCAGACCTGTATTCCAGCGCCCATGCAGTTGCTCTCGAACCCATCTACCATCGCGTGATACTGCTCAAATTTTTTGATATCGAAACATCGACTCTTAGACCCTTTGCGGCCTTCTCCGGCTGCGCGGGCTATCGCCTTCTCGATATCATGATCGTCCCCCAGGACGGCTATAACAAATGGTTCGCCCAGCTCTCGCGCGGCCAGGCATTGCTCCCATAGATGGCCGCTCAGGATCGAGCTGAGGTAATCGCTGTTCCCGGCTTCGGAGAAATCCTTCAGCTCCACATGGATCGCATTCGTGATATTGTCCTCTGCCCAGAACTCCAGGTCGAACGGCAGGGGTTCGATCGGTGGAATCTCCTCGAAGTGCTCGTCCTTCTGGACCGCTTCCCGGATGAGATCGGCCCTCGGTCGTATGGATTCGTTAGAGTCTATCGAGACGTGGATCATTTCCTGGTCTCCTCCGTGACTACTCCCGCCAATTAATTGGCGGGCATCTAGGCTTTCGCCACAGACTGTAGTCCCAGTCTGAGAATATTTTTTGAAGCATTAAGGTCTCTGTCCATCACCAGGCCACATTTCAGGCAGTTATGGATTCTTTCCGAGAGACCCTTCTTTGCGATTGAACCACAGCTTGAGCACATCTGAGAGGTATATGCAGGATTGACCATGACCACTTTACGACCGGCACTTTCAGCCTTGTACGTAACGTAAGTCCTGAATCTATTCCAGCTTGCATCAAGCACGCTCTTAGCCATGTAAGGTTTCTTTTCAATGAGATTCTTGATATCTATATCTTCAAGACAGATTATATTGTAATCATTCACTATCCGATGGCTGAGTTGGTGAGCAAAGTTATCTCTGAGATTACCAAGTCGTTCATAGATATGACTGACTTTCTTGGCAGCTTTCTTGCGTTCTGGTGATCTATGGGGGAGCTTGTCTTTCTTACTCTGCGCTGTGGCAAGCTTTTTTTCACAAGATGCCAAATATCTTTGATTCTCTATAAATGTTCCATCTGAGAATACTGCGAAATTGGATATTCCCACGTCTATGCCTACCGCTTTCTCGGAATCTGGTACTGCGTCATTTGGTGCATCTTCTACTAAGAACGAGACATACCATTTTTTGGTAGATGATCTTTTTATGGTCAGCCTCTTAATGGTTCCATCAACTTTCCTATGCAACCAGACCTTAATATCTCCGATTTTGGAGAGATGCAAAACGTTATCCTTGAGCGCGAAACCACTTTGAGGATACGTTAAGCTGTCATACCAGTTTCTGCCTTTGAACCTTGGATAACCTGGTTCTTCTCCTGCTTTGACCCTCCGGAAGAACGCTTTGAAAGCCAGGTCTACCCTTTGAACAGCTTCCTGAAGAACCTGAGAATAGACTTCCGATAGCTCAGGTTTGGATTCTTTCCAGATAGGCAGCATCCTCTTAGATTCAAAGTAGCTTATGGATCGATCTTCACTCTCCCAAGCGTTCTTCCGCAAAGCAAGTGTCTCGTTATAGGTCCACCTACACAGATCAAGTTGCCTATTCAATATCGCAACTTGATGTTTTGTTGGCTTCAATCTATAACGAAACACTTTAGGCATTATCAGTTAATAGGCTTCATTACCTAATATAGTTGTTGGTCCACAGGAAATAACAGCGGGGCACGATTCATCCCACCTCTGAAGAGGTGGGGATTCTCTGCCCCCGCACCCCGTCCTCCCTAATGGCGGGCAGATCAGGAGGCGGGTATGGTGTGTACAGTACCCGCTCGCGTTCGACGATCTCAAATAATTCTGCCGCTTTGATCAGACGATTTAGGCAGTCCAGTTCATCACTGCTGGTCTCCGGTCCGGTGGCGGCCTGGACGAGTCCCCGTATAGCTTTCAGGCAACGATAATCGCCCATTTGGAGGGGTGAAAGGTTCATGCCGCATCCCCCCCGGTTGACGCGACTACCAATCGAAGGCTACTGGCGGGATACCACCGGAAACCACACGCACTGTACAAATCGCGCCCACCAAACGCAGGGCCTTCTTTGTGATACGTTTCAATTTCGAACTTTTCTCCGATGTGGTCCGTGTTTCCATATTCAGCGGGTCCAATGATTTCGACATTATCCCCCGTGCGAAATGTGGGAGAGGTCATTGCTCCACCCACCCGGAACCGCCGCATGTCCTGCAAGTCGCGGGGGGAAAGCTATCACCCGTGTGTGGATTGTAATAGCACATCGCTTGTCCTTGCAACTTCGGGTCTGGAATGCTGCCTTTGCCGCCGCATGTTGGACACAAGACTATCATTCGGCGGTATGAGGGGGGAGTCATGCATCTGCCCCGCGCAGCCGCTCGGTGATCTTGATGACCGCCTTGTCTTCCATCGGTTGGAGACGTTTCTCGATGCTATCCAGACGCCGCTCGATTGCTTCCAGACGGTCCGGATCACGCTCGACCGGTTCCAGGGAGGATGCGGGAAAGATGCAACCACAGTCCATTCTGGAATACTCCTTTTGCTGCTGATGTGGGGGGCCAATTATCCGGTCGATGAAGAAGCACTTTCCGATATATACTGCATGACCATCCACGGTTGGCCCGACAATCCGGACCCTCTGGCCTATCTCGAATTCCTTCTCCTCCTTATGGGACACCAACGGGCAATCGCCACAGTGGAGCCGTTTACCGCACGGCCCACCATCAGCGCAGAACAGGATACCCTTATCAGTATCCAATGCAGCGCGATCGCATCTTAGCATCATGCCCCCACCTCGTTCGCTGGATCGAGCCCCAGCTCGTTCTCATCATACAGGCCCGCAAAGTCTTCAGAAAATGCTTCGCGGAGGACTGTTGAGCCTGCGCACTTCCTGATCATATGACCGGGGCCGGGCTGGGAGTTCCAGAACTTGCTTTCTTTCTTGAAGCCGCTTAGAGGGATCTCCGCCCGGAAGGGCACCTTGATGCTTTTCCTTTTGACCTCCGCCCAACCACCCAGCAAGGACTCTCCCGGATAGGCGTAGTACCGCTCGACGTTGGCCACCTCTTCGCCTTTTTGGACGGTTACACCCGCCTTGAAATATTCGAAATCCGGATGGGTCATGGCCTTCTTCATGAAGAAGTCCTTTGAGACGATGATCTCCAGTTTGGGGTTGGCCCCCCCATACTTCACACAGAAGCAGTCTCTCTTGAAGGGATTCAGGCCCCGTATGGCGCATACCTCAAGCGCAAAAGCGCATTCCTCGTCCGTGGCAGTCTCGCAGAAATATTCCCGGACCTTCTCTAGGGTCAGAGTCGAGGATTCGCCATTTGGCAGAATTTGGCCGTTTCTCTGCATGGCCTTGGTGTTCGCAGGTCTGGCAGGAAGATTGGGCTTCTGCGGGGCTCTGGCGGGCTCCTCGGCTAAGTCCATCAGTATCTCGATCAGAGAATCCAGGATCTCCGCATTGGAGCAGGATGGCTTGCCGTCCTGGAGGGCTATGACCACATCTCCGGGCATCAGGCAGAAGCCTTTCTCGTTGCTGGATACGGTCAGCTCGTGGCGGGCTGCGTACTCTTTGACGGCTGCGCCTAGCTCGTCCATTGTGATGGTTCTGGCTGCCATTACTGCGCCCTCCTTCTTCTCTCTTCAATTACTTCGTCTGTATATCGCAGGCCTTCGCTGGCTCTCGCATTGGCTTCCATTTCGGCCTGATATTCTTCCTGAGCTGCTGCTTCCATTTCCCGCTCGTAAGCTTCCGCTTCCGCCGCTTCTTCGGCACAAGAATATCCACTCATGCTTTTTCCTCCGGTTCTGGATACATGTCTGCCATCGATTCCTCAATGAGCCGCTTCCGGGCTTCGCTGTTTTCTTTAAGGGTTGACATTTTACTCCTCCTTGTATGGCGTCACTTTAAGGGCATTGCCCTCTTCCTCGATTCGGACATAATCGCCTTTGGATAGACCGCGCGCGGCGGTCCACTCACGTGGCAGGGTCAGAGTCAGGCTGCTGCCCTGTTCAATAAGGGATCTTATAGGCTGTATTATCATAGACGCATATATGATGTTCTACGTATATATAGCTATCGGGTTGTGGCGATACCCGCATACCCGCAAGAAATCGATATCGGGTAACTGCGGGTATTGTTTTGACCATAGCTCCTATAATTATTCTACCTTCTTTTATCTGGCGACCAGGAAAAACACACTCCAATACCCGCAATACTCTATTCTATATATTTACATTTCTCTGTTTTAGAGAAGAAATCAATATCAATAAAAAATAAGTATAGTAATATAATAACTAATAGAGTGCGGGTAACAATTGTTAATTTTGCGGGTATTGGGCATATCGAATACCCGCAAATTGAATTTTGTGGTTCTACTGATGTCGGTTGTATACCCGCAGATAGCAGCAGACGCATTTGCGGGTATATGGTTTTTACGACACAAAAAGAAAAAAAAGTCTAAAGAGTTGAATTTTTTGCTTCTACAACTTTCCAACGTTTGACTTTGTTATGTTTATCTTCGCTTTGTTCCAATTTCAGACCGTTTGGATATATGACGTTTAGCCTTTTCCTCAGAATCTTTGATAATATTTTGGCATTGCCCGGAGCCCGGAACTTAATTTTTTGCGCTATTTCGGTGGTGGCGTTCTTGCCTATCGCAGAATAAGGATTCTCGATGTCCGTGACAATGTCAGATGCCAACATCTCATGTTCCCCGTGTTCTGCGTGCCACGCATCAAAAAAACTTTGCCATTCATCACTGGAACTATCCATGTCCTCGTACAGTTTCGACAGATTGCCCAGAAATCCCGTTACGCCCGCGAAATCCAGGATACCACCTACCACCTGTACCCAATCTTCGAAGCCACCGATGACCAGCTTGCACCCACCGGGACGACCAGCTATAGCCCATGCTCGGGCCATGGTAAGCAGTGATGCTAGCAGTTCGCCACGATGCTCTTCAACCCATGCATTGAGTTCCGGGTGCCTGAATTTGGCCGTATCCCTTTCCCATGGTCGGGCCATCTTAGCATCCATTTGGATGAGGTATGACCGACGAGGAAGATCTCCACCAAGCACGATACTGTTTCCGGTAGCATACCAACAAGCGCGTTGAGGATACTCTATGGCATCTGTTTTTCCCAGGGTCCGATCTTTCCAGATTGATGATGTCAGAGCCCTTGATAGTGTGCTGGCGTTGAGATCCGAGTCGATATTATCTATGCAAATTATATGGGTGCCGTCGCGTAGCAAGCCTGTTATTAGTTTGCGCCACTCGTCCTCGTTTTCTGGTGGGCTAAGTGCGGCCATTGTTTTTCCAGTTGCTATGATAGATATGAGTTCAAGAATTTTGGTAGCACCTGTTCCGGGCGCTGGTTTATCTATCAACGCGATTGGTACCTGCCCTCTTATCATGGGCCGCACTATCGTGGTAAGAAATGCCGCCATCGCGTTGGTTTTCGCCGTATGATCTAAAAATGGGAAATCGCCCAGAACTTCATCCATGAAGAAATTCGCAGCGCGTTTTGCGTCTTCTTGGCTTGGATACTCCGGTATCTCCGGTATAAGCAATTTTTCGGATGGTGAATAATAAAGGCACGTCTCATCATCATATCCAATCGAGCACAGAATACTACCGTCCTCACGGACCACCGGCGCACTGATCAACCCCCGGATAACCGGCACCTTCCAAGACCCCAACGCCAGCAAAGCTTTGGCTATGTCGAGTGGTGGATGGCATAAGGTAGGAACTTCTTCACCATTTATTATTTTTATTCGTTGATATTTTGCCGCCCGGCTCATCTCGTTCCTCATAGCATGGTCGGTGTAATCTTCAATTTTGTATTGATCCAGATCAACCATTTTTATGCGGCACAAAGTTCCGCCCCGCTGGAATATGACGGGAGGATCATTGAAATCGTAAAGAGTTTGCTCTACATTCTCAACAAGTTTGATCAGGTCCGGCACAAGTGTTATAATTGGTCTCTTCCTTTTCCCGTACATGCCAGGCCATTTGAAACACCCTTTATCCGGCTTGCATACTCCAAGCCCTTTGAGCCCAAGATGAGGATATCCAGTGCCGTCTGTCTGGATGGTTTTGCACGACGGGCACGATATCTTACCGAAACAGCTCTCAAATACGTGCCTGGCATTGCTCAGGCCATTNNCCATGATTCTCATTTTCAATAATGTGGAGCATGCACGGCGGAAAAACTTCGAATCCTTCTTTGCCCGGCGCGCGGTACACTTCGCGGAAGCTTGCCTTTCTCTTCTTCTCATCGGGTTCCGGGTATTGGTCTAGAAGTTTGAACAGCGGGGTCCTTTCTTCTGGATCATAGCTTGAATACCAAGCAGCCGCTTGTTTCAGTATGTCATTTCCAAGCGGCAATGATGCCACCGTCAAATCAATTTTTATGGCATCGCGATCAAGAGGCACCACCGCATACGGCAGTCGCTTATGTATAGATAATATGCTTTTGAATACGCGCTTTGCGTTATTCAGAGAATCGAACTTTACTTTTTGCCCATCTTCCGGAAAATTTCTTTTAAACTCTTCTTCGGTTTCGGTTATGAACCGGTTGAACCTGTCGGTTATGATCTCATAAAACTCAACCCGGTCTTTTCCTTGACAATCATCTCCAGGTCTGCATATCGAGTGGTGGATCTCTACATAAATTCCACCTCCGCTGAATAGTACCCAAATGCTTCGGTGGATACCAGCATCCTCCAACTTCCGGACCAAGAATGCCGCCGCGTGGTTCAAGGCTTCTTGCGCTTCTTCTATCTTGAACATACCAGTTTTATCTATGTCAACCCCAAGAGTGTATCCAATGGTTTCCGCCGGAGTGCCCAATGGATTTTCGCTTGTGATATCCTTCTTCAAGGGAGACTTGCTTTTGAGATCCTTTTTAAAAACATTCAGCGTCGAATATAGAACCCGGTGGTTGTTGGTCACATATTCATAATCATCTTGTGAATTTAACAACCGTATGCGGTTATCATCAAGATACTTGTACCATACTACAAAATCGCCGTTTAGCGCCCTCCAAGACCCATCAACGAAAGATGTGTTCTTTAAAATAATATTCTTGACCTCTTCGCGTCGATAGTGCTCGACGGTTAAATCGGTCGAGGTCTTCATGCTTAGATGCCCCGGATATATTGGGTTTTCGCGAGTTTGGCCTGGATCATGGGCGAGATATCGTTGGGGCTATTCAAGAGTCCTGATAAAAGAAAGCCCATCCCCCTCGACCATATCCAACCATGGCTCCGAACCTCATTATCACAGAACCGCCACAAAGTTCTTAGTGCCATGTGCGTATAGCGATATTCGTTTAGAGGGATT